CCAATATCCTCGACGGTACAGCCAGTTCTTGTGAATAAGTCATAATTTATCGCTGTTCTATGTTTTTCACATAAATCTACGAGACCAATTATTTTCCCAAATTATCATCTGTATCATCTTTTGAGGCGTCGCTCCATGCTTCAAGAATTTGCTTGATGCTATCCATTGTAAGTTCATCTAAAACTTCCATTGGAATATATTTTGAAAGAATTTCCATTATAGCATCAAGATCGTTCTCGTCGCGAAGCTTCTTTATGGCTTTATAAGGAAGATACTTTGCTAGAGGAATCTGGTAAGTACCATCCTTAATGCCAATTTCTATAACCTCAATATCTTTTGAATCATTAATCTTTATCATTTATGTGCCTCCTATCTTCTAAACGGTTTGTCCGTTGTCCTTCATGACCGTCCAACTCTTTGCAGAAATTGTAGCTTCCCATGTGATTGCATCACTAGGTGCAAAATCAATATCTGCTACTTCTGTAACAAATCCTCTTGTTGTACCAATCATAATCATATCATCTCCGTCCTTCATAAGGAACAAAAATGCTTCAGCATTAGTCTGAGTATCAGGACCTATTTCTACTGAAATAAGCTTACCATGATCAGCGGTAGCAGCAGTAACAGTTACATTATCTTCACCAAACAAAGTTTTAAGTGTTGACTCTGTAGTATCAATAAATGGAGCTGTTACAGTAGCATCACCATCTGCGGACATAAGTCGTTCAATCTGTTTAGCCCAGTTTCTAAGTGGTTCTAAAGAATGGTTCATTCCGTAAGAGATACCGTCTTCAGAAACTGCACCAATTTCCTGCCAAGCTGCATCTAAAGTAGCTCCAGGGTATTCAGGAAGTGCGGTACCTACAGGTGCATGATAAGCCATGCCAGTTTCGCACCCGATACCCATATTTACGTCGTATGTACTCATAATATTATTCTCCTTTTTACATATTATTTTTTGTTAATAGTTTCTTTTTGAAGATGCGCATATAATTCGATTGTCGCAGAACACATTGCTAAATCAGGTCTAACTGGGTCATTACCCCAGCTCATAGAAGAATTAACTTCTATATGACGCATTTCTGTAGTCTGTTCTTGAACAACTTTTTTAAGCACACCAATTGCTTTTCTTAAATATTCATTAGCTTCACCTTCAGTTTCAGCTCTTGAATCAATTACAATGCTATAGAAATCTATAGTATCTTCATCATTACCGCCAGTTTGCGTTACTAGCAAACATGGTAAATCATAATTTTTTGGTAGAGGTCTACAATATATAGTAAAATAATCTTTTAGTGCTTGTTGAACAATATATTCAATGTCAATACTAACTAATATCTCCATTTTTGACCTCCTTAATATATAGCACTACTAAGTACCTTATTTTCTGCTTCTTCTTTTACGCCTTCCAGGTTATTTGGATTTACGAAGCCTAAGTATCTGTGTGCTGGAGCATGATATTTGACATATGCTGAGAAATTAGGCCCAGCTCTAGCAGCAATATTATCTGCAACTTTTTCTACTTCTGCTTTTACACCATCACTACTTAAGACATCTATGAATCCCTGATCTACAAATTCTAACTTTCCTTTAGTCATAGACATCACCCCTCATATCGTATCATTGTAAATTGTGAATGCGTTATTGCTCCAGTAGGACTATGCCAAGTTCTAATATCTTCATCTACTGTAAATACGTTAGATTCAAAAAGAATTCTGTCTCCTACTTTTACGTCAGCATCTGCATTGCAGTAGACTATATAGGAATCTGTTACTCCCAGTATTCTACCATTAATGTCTATTGACGAGGCTGAAGGCTGAACCGATACTGGAGAAATGATCAATTTTGTGGCATTTGTCCAGTCATTTATTGTCGTACCTCTAACGTTTTTTGTAGATGGTCTGATTCTAGTGATTGATTGATTACAAAATGAAGGTATCATACTAAGCACCTCCTTAAAGTAATTCAACTATTTTGTAAGAATTGAGTAATTCTTTATCGTCAGTCATTAAGGCATTTGGTTTAGCTCCATTAACAAAACTTGTACTATATGATATAGATAGTCCACCAGCGGACTCAGACTGAACTCCAAATGTTCCACTAAGCATATGACCAACTTTATTAGCTATCAATCCCTTAATTGCATCAGTATCATCTAAACCGACTGTAGCAATGATAACGACTTTTGACTTTCTAGAACAAACTTCTGCATCATATACAGTGAGTTGTCCATTATATGTAAAGTCAAACTCATATTCATCACCTACCCATTCATCGTCTTCTTTGGTAGCATTGAATATAACTTTTTCTACATCTGAGACGAATCTATAAGGCAGTTGTATAATCATATCACTATACTTTCTAGTAATATGCAAATTTTGTACATTAAGTACTAACTCACATCTTTGAGATCCAGCAATGTGCCAACCACAATAATTTCTTACCGCAGCTGTAACAGACTTAATGGCGCTAAGTACTCTTGAATCTAAAGCATACTTATTGGCCGTCATGCTGTCAAACTCTGCTTGAGTCAGTATTTCAGGCATATTATCTGCATCTAGGAGAGTATAGCCCCAAGAAGTTTGTATCATTTTGCCTTCACTCCTTTACTTTTGTTTTTTGGTACTCGAATCTTAACATCAGTTTCTACTTCAGTTTCCTTTTCAACTTCAGTTTCTTTTTCAACCTCAGTTTCTACTTCAGTCTCAACTTCAGTTTCTTTTTTAGATTCAACTTTCTTTTCTGCTAAAACAGCATTTGAAGGTTGATCTCCTTCATTATACCAAAAATAGCTATCGCCGACTTTATATCTCTTCATCATAATCGATACCTCCTATAATAAATAGTGGGAGCCATATCTCAGACTCCCACGTTATTTAGTTTCAATTATGCTTAGGCAGTAGCCTTAGAAATCTTAGCAACACCCTTAGGCTCTTTTACAGCAACAAGAAGTCTTTCCTCACCAAGAACCGTCACAATGTTATAAAGAGCATCATCCTCATTCTGGTCGAAGATCTTGATAGTCGTATCACCCTTACGATAAACCTTAATAGCAAGCTTACCAGCAGCTACAATAGGCTCACCAGCAGTTACAGCAGAACTCTCAAATACAGGAAGTCCCCAGATAGTAGCAGGAGCTACATACTCACCATTACCATAAGCACCAGTGAAGTAACCACCACCAATATACTGAAGGTTAGAATCCTTAGCTGTTCTAAGAGTGTACATGTCCTGAGGATTGATTATTACACAATCAGCTTCATAATCAGTAGCATCAGCAATCTTAGACTTAGCTAAAAGAATAGCATCTGCAAGAGTAGCAGCATCACCCTTATTTCCACCATTGGTATAAGTTACAGACTGAATACCAGAAGTACCAGCTATATCAGTAACGACTTCTGCATTTTCCTTAGATACAATCTTGTAGTCGATGATATCTTCTACAGTAGATGCTAAGAAAGGAGCATCCTCGAGTACTTCAGAAGTCTCCTTCGCATAAGCAGTAACTTTCTTAAGTGCTTTAGTCACAGGTGTAAAGCTTGTAGAAATCTGAGATTTCTTAGCTCCCTGTGCAGTAACACCAGCGTCACCTTCAACGGCGCCGTTTACATAATATGTAACAGCATTTCCAGAGATTGTAGCAGAACCAAGTAAGTCAGCTACTCTACGACCTCTTTTTACAGGAGCAGCAGTTCTATCTACATCAGCGATCTGAGGAGCAGTAATAGTCGTATTAGCTGCCTTCTTACCAAATGTAGTATTTACGCTCCAACCCTTCACATTTCTGTCTACAGACTTAGCTTTAGCGATAAGTCCCTTCATACCATCCTCTTCAGCTACAGGTTCAGCTACAGGATCCTCGTTACCAATCATCTTAAGAAGGTCATTAGCCTTTTCTGCCTCTGCAATAGCTGCTTCAAGACTCTTAATAGCCTCTGCAAGCTCTTCGCCTGACTTAATTGCATCCGCATCACCTGCTGCAATCTTCTCTTTAAGTGCGGCGAGTGCTGCCTTCTTCTGTCTTAACTGTTCTTTTAAATTCATGTCTTTTTTCTCCTTTTCTTACATATTTTCTATAAATGTTAATAAATCATTTGCTTTTTCGTTAACAATAACTTGGTCCTTTTCCTCAGGTTTACCTTTAGAATTGCCTTCATTACCATTCTCCGAATCGGCATTATCTTCAACTTCTCCTAGTATTCTTTGGAGAAGTGAAATAGCATCTCTTAATAGCTGCTCATCTGAAGCTGAATGTCTCTTACCAGCTTTTTCGTCTACATGAGCATCTTTTACATCTAGTACTTCAGCAAAACTATTTGCAGGCACTAATACTGCTGAAATTTCAAATATATCGAGCTCTCTGAGTTCATTTGCTTTTGTACCATCTTCAAGTTCAATTGTACCTGAATTAAGTGTATCATAAGCAAAACTGAATTTGCTTAATCTACCATCTTTATATAATTGACGTATTCTCTGAGCTTCTGGAGTATCGTCAAATTTAGCAGTAAATTTTAAACCTTTATCATCTTCTTCTAGCTCAGTGACAATACCAATAAATGACTTTAAATCGTCCATCTTGTGAGCCCATAGAAATGGTAATTTTGTGCCAGATTCTTTAAGTCTATCTAAAGAATTTTTAAATGCACCAGGCGCAACGATATCACCATATGCATCTGGTACTCTGTCAAACGTTGAACCATATCCGGTAATATATCCTATGTCGTTATTTTCAGCATATTTAACTGAAACTTCGACTCTTTTCAATTTAGACATAGTTTCTCCTTTCCTATGTATATAGTTTATTATAGTTAAATAGAACTTCTGTTTAGCTGTAGTTTATTATAGTTAAATAGAACTTCGCTCAAGGCCTAATTTTTGACAAATTCTAGCTCTATACGGCAATTACAACCACACGTACCATTCGGCCCGAGTATGTCATCATGTACCCAGTCGGCTCCGTTAGAGAATTTATCATTTAAAAGTACTTTCTCACCATTCATTCTAGCATGACCATCTCGAGGATTAGGTCCAGTTATCCATACTTTATATACCTTGGTGCTTTCAATCTTTCCCTGATACTGAGCTTGATCTACAGCTTCTTTAGTAGCAAATTTATATACGCCATAAGCTAATACTCCTGCTATAAGTGGAGCTTCAAATGAACTTCTCTTCTCATATACTTCCTTTGGAGTCTTAGGCTCTTCAGATTCATTCTCTTCAGACAGTAAGTACTCTGCATGGTCTACTACATACTTAAGCTTATCTAAAGTAGCATCATTTATGAACTCGGCCTGTCTCTCAACGTAAGTTCTAAGCCATTTTTTAGTAATCTCTTCTCTATACTCACTACCAAGTACTTCAGCAACCGTTTTGCCTTGTTTTGTAGCTATTTTAAGAATATAGTCATATAAATCATCTGCAAGCTCTTTGTCCCAACGCTCCTTATCCCACCAAGGAGTAGCAGCGTCTTTTACTCCAAGCTTAGCAATAACGGACTTTTCTTGTCTAGAGAAGAACTTCTTAAGTATAGAATCAAGCTCATCAATATCCTCTTCAGAAGGATCAGTATTTACAGTTTCAGTTGTTTCTTCGGTGTGAACAACTTCCTTCACATGACTATGTCCACAAGAACATGGTGCAGACTTGTAAGCATCGGCTACTGAATCCTGAGGACTAGCCTGACCACCAATAAGTACATTAAGAGGTACAATAACACCCTTGCCTTCATCATCAGGAAGAGGTGACATATTGTTCATTGCTCTAGCTTCATCTCTCGTCATCCATGGACCACCTACTGCACTTTGAATAATTGAAGCTCTTTCTTCAAATGAACCTTTAAGCTTTTCTTCGAGGTCAAATTCTACATATAAGGTAGGGTCTGCTCCTATAAGTGGAAGTAAAAATGCATTTATTCTTTGTTGAAAAATCTGGAGCATTGGTCCTAAACATTCCGCATAAAGAGCGCGTGCATTATCTTTTGAAGAAGCGTAGGTCTGTGTATTTGTATGCCATATAAGTGAAGGATTTACATGATAGGCAGCTGCAACATCTTCTCTTGAGAGTTGCTTACCTTCAGTGAACTGTGCCTCACGTGAATTGAATTGATATGTCTTTATCTCCATACCATCTTCAAGTATAGGCATACTACCAGCTTTAGAACCACCATTACTCCATCCAGCACGAAAAGCTTTTGTCCAAGCATCGCGTGTCTCCTTAGTCCAAGGAGTGACACTAGCTGGTCTAGAAATATATGCGTTCATACGACCAGAACTTTGCCATAAAGATGTCCTAAACCTATCGGCTTGAATTTGCTCCATGAGTGTCTGTTTAAGAGCACTTATAGGTGATTGGTAAGAAGCTGGACTTCCTGGAGCATACTTACGAAAAGCAATGATACTTTTTGCATCTATCTCAATAGTACCACCGGTCTGAGTTCTTACTTTATATGTTTTTACTGCATAATTTGTCTCACAAGATCTTTCTACTACCCAATCACTAGGTATGATCCTGAGTTGATAACCAGAAGAAGACTTATCTGGAAGTAGCCATACTAAAGCTTCACCAAAAAGTAGATACTCTGTACACAAAGCTTCTATAAATTCAGCTTGGGTCTGGTCATCATTCGGTTTAAAAAGAAGTTTAGCTGCTTTAGAATCTCTATCTCTTACTCGCACATTCTCTTCTTTACGCTCATACACCTTAAGAGGTAATTGAGCTACAGAAGCTGACAAGAAAGATACTACTGAATAGAGATTTGACTGAGTCGCATATAAGTATCTAGGAGTCATAGCTTCTACACTAGGCATCTCAATGTCAGAAGTCCCATAGAATATCTTTACGTCTCTTCCAAAAAGATTTCGTATTGATTCAATAATACCCATTTTTCTTTCTTTCCTTTCTAAAAAAATTTATACAAAAGAAATCGTATAATCTTCATTATAAACAGATTGATACACTTTCTTTTCCTTTGTCGATTCTATCTTTGTAGCTGCTGAATAAGCCATTATAGCTGCAAATAATGGTGCTATGTCGTCTGGACTCTTACCTCGGTCAGGAAGATTAAGTCCATTACCCAAATTCTTTAACTGCATAGTTTTAGCAGGTAAATTTAGTACTGGTTGGTCTAAATGATATGTCTTAACACCACCACGCTCTTGCTCACCTTCTACTACAGGCTCACCAGCTGCTATGCTATCCCAGAATCGTGTCCATCCATTTGTTAAATCAGGTCCTTCAATAGGAATACGAATTACACCTGTTAATGTGCATATTTGTTCAGCTAAGCCCGTAATAGAAGCGCCTCTTCCTTGATAAGCTAACTTCATAGGAGCTTTAAGAGCTCTTACTCTAAACCAATCAATAGCCCAATCGAGACCATTTCTTTTTGCAATACACTCGATGTGATAATTACCGTCTTCACGTAATCCACATACAGATATAGATACAGAATGTCTATCATTACTCATATCTATTCCATACCATAAGTCACTTTCTGGTGCAATTTTAGATTCTGGATCTAAAAGATTAGCCCAAGAACCTCTTGGAAATGGCTCGGCTAATAGTGATTCAACTGTTTGGCATAAACATTCACTTCTATATTGATTTTCTGGAAATGTTTTCGCATTTGCTAAAATGGCTCTTAATGTTAATTGTCCATAACCTAAAGCTGGATTTGCTTTTGCAATTTCTTCTTCTACTGTTAAATCACAATCTTCAGTAGCAGACCATTCAAATAATGCTAAATCATCAGCATCACTACCACCAAAATTTTGTTTAGCTTCAGCATCTTTCTTAATTTCAGATATTGCTTGTGAACGTATCTGTCTCAATACGACTGATTGTGGATCACCCGCATTACTAAAAGCAATTACTAAAGCATCCGGTCTAGCATTTGTACTAGCGACAGTAGCTGACCAAGTTTCCCAATTACGATGTTCTCTTAACTCATCTAACAAAACTAGGTCATTACTATCACCACGACCAGCACGTCGATTTGGAGCACCTATTTTGTAAGTACGTTTACCATTACCATTATCTTTTAAAATTAATTTATTAGCACCATTTACTCTAACTACTCTTTGTATTTCAGGTTTCAAAGAAGGTATACTTTCTTGATCATCAATTGTAGCATCAAGTACTTCTAAAGCTTTATCTACAGATAATGATGTCCCAAGTACATTTTGTACTTCCAAAACATTTAAAAAGAATGAAGCAATAACTTCACTTAAAACAGTTTTACCGTTCTGTCGGGCCACTAAAAGTACTATAGTTCTAAATCTAAATGACCAGGCTACTTGTAAGTCACCTTCTATTTCTAGCATATGGATTAATGCCCATTCTTGCCAAGGATAAAGTGTTTTCTTAAGTATGTCTTTAGCATATTCAATAGCCGCAAATCCTAATGAAGTATCAGGAGTCAACTTTCTTTTTGGAGGAGTAAATATTCTTGGCTCTGTACTTCCCTTTATCTCTTTACTTGACAAGTCGTATCTTTTCCTTTATACTAGATAATGTATTAATCTCCTCCTCTACACTAACATCATCTATCAATTTTGTGAGTTGTACTAACGCATTCATATAATCCTTAAAAAGCGTTCTATACTCTTGTACAAATGGATTTGCTCTATTAATTATCTCACCTGTACCAACAGTCACCTGAATTGATAAAGGCTGCGTAAGAAATTCATCATGATTATCTTCAAGCTGAGTCTGCATTGCCAGTACAGATTCAACCACAGTCTCAATCTGTGATCTAAGTGGACTATTTACATTCTTGCAAATTTTGTCCACAAGATTTTTCTCCTTTGCTATCATTTTTACTTCCTCCCATTGATATATTTTTTACTTAGTACCAAAAAATGTTTAGACCTCAGGATATATAAATTACTACGTTGGTTGGAGTGCCCTCGTAAGAGTGCGCCAACTTTTAGACGCTATATACTACCAAATACGACTTTGTGGACCAAGTCCAACAATATCATTTGAGCATCTGGCTCGATTGCATCTTCTATGCGATGGTGCTATATTTTGTAAGTCAAGCTCTAAATCAGGTCGCTTTGAGAACGGAATTATGTGATCTGGCTCGTAGGCCTCTTCACATGAACTAGGTGGTAGAGAATAATCTATTGGTTGCATACATATATGACATACAGCTTTAGCTTTACGGTCTCTTTCCCAAGCTAATTGTCGTATGTAACGCCATCTACTAGAACGCTTACTCATAATTATCACCTTCTTTTTTAGTAATAATGAGCTCTATTCCATAATTCGCTTTATCGTAAACTACTTTACTACCATCCATTGAAGCAATTATAGTACAATTATCGTCTTTTACTACATTATATTTGACTAGAACATCGCATAATGCCTCATGTAAATTGCATAAGTCGACTCTACGTCTATCTGGACGATGATAAATTGCTTTTACATTTACTGGATAGTCAATATTTAGTGGTTGCAAATAAGGTGCACATTCCTTTTCGAACTGTAGATATTTCTCAGAAGGCAGTAATATTGGCCTTTTTTTACAATATATGATTCGTGGATTGTTTTTCTTTGTTCTAGGAATAACTGGTATGAATACTTTATAAACTAACATATGTCTTCCTCCTATAGTTATATATAGTTAAATAGAACTTCTCCTGGAGCATATTTTAGCAACAAATAATAGTCAAAATGATGGTCAAAATATGTGCTCTAGTGGTAAGTTACTTGCTGAGTATGTTGCCCGGTCAAGTTTATCCTGCTGGTTAGTTAGTTCCAAAAAAAATATCTGCCTGTGAGCCTGTTGCTTTGTTGTTGCTTGCTTTACTACTATGGTTACTTACTTACTTACCTACTTACTGCCTGATACTGCTTTACTTTATTTATACTATAGCTTTACTTTATGCTGCTACTTTAGTTTAGTTTTAACTTTAACATTTAACATTTAACATTTAACTTTAACTTTAACTTTAGCTTCAGTTTAACTTTAACTTTAACTTTAACCTTTAGTTTTAGTTTTAGTTTTAACTTTAACTTTAACTTTTAGTTTTAGTTTTAACTTTAACTTTAGCTTCTATAGTATATGCATAACTGGTAGTTTATGTACTAACTTTATATCTATATAAGGGTAACTTTTTTTGTTAAACTGATAGTTTATGTACTAACTATTATCTATATAAGTGAAACTTTTTTTGTTAAACTATAAATAAGTGTTTAAGTACTAATTATATCTATATAAGGGTAACTTTTTTTGTTATACTACTAAATTATGCAAAAATAGTACCCGGTGGGACTTGGTGAGATGCTGTGTGACAAATATTTTTTGTTTAAATGCCAAGTACTATTTAAATATAATACAATATAGTGACTTAGTTTGCATAATTACGTCTCTAGTAGAAGTACTATTTAAATATAATAAAGTAGAAGTTCTATTTAAGTATAATACACTACAGAAGATCTATTTAAGTATATATAACTATAGAAGTACTATTTAAATTATAATATAGTAAGTTCTATTTAAATATAATAAACTACTGATTTGCAAGTACTATTTAAGTATATATAAATATAACTTAGTGAGATTGACTAATTGGTCTTCATTGTTAATATTTTTCCTACCTAGTAGTAGCCTTAGTTGATTGGCTAGGGCTACTTAAAAATAGCTAAGTTATATAAATATATAATAGTACAAAGAAAGGAGAATAATTATGGCAGCAACAAAAACAGTGACTGAAGTAAGATGCCCTAAGTGTGATGGGTATGGTAAAGCACTAGGAGGATCACTATGTTATGTGAGACGTAAGCTAATGCAGAAGCAGTATAGACGATGCTCAAATTGTCACTACCGATTTGTCACCTATAAAGACAAGGAGACAAATGACATCTATTTAGATGGCAAAGTAGTAGGTAAAGGTAGACATTATTATAATAAGGAGGATAAGTAATATGATGAAGATTTCAGAAATTATTAATGAAGTTGAAGATGCACTTGACACACTCGAAAGCGGGTATACACCAGAGCAGTGGAAGTACAAAGAGGAGATTGATAGCTTGCGCTATGCAGAGGCTAAATCGCTTAAGGCTAAAATTGATGATGCAATTTATTATGACACTATTGAATATGGCGTAGATGTAGATGATGCCGTAATGGATGACTTGAATGAGCTACTTGATAGACTAGACACTAAAATAATTAATTATGAAGAATGTCAATTGTATTAAGGAGGAAAATATATGGAGAAATTAGTTCAAATTTACTTAGGCTATACCACAGCCTATTTGGATTGGCTTAGTATGCAGCTTTGTACAAATAGTACTATGTATACTAAAGAAGACCGTGAAGCAATAAGTATTGCTAGAAGACTTAAAAGAAAGGAGTAGTAATAATATAAATGTTGTTTATTTTTTTTAAGTACAGTAATATAGTATTATAGAATTATAGTATTATAGTTAATATAATTATAGATATAAATTATAGTATTATAGTTATAAATTATTATTATTATAGTATAATAGTATATTTATAATACAAGTAATAAATAAGTATATATATATTATTAGTGTTAACCAATTTTTAAAACTAAACTATTAAGCTTTTTGTAATACCTTTGTTATAACTAAAATTTATAACAAGATACCTGGTTATAACTAATATGTATAGCAAAAATTTAAATTTACTATTTATAAATGTAAATAACTGTTATATAATATATATATAAATAAATAACATATAAACAAATAACATATAAACAAATATTAAGGAGGATTTTAGTCATGAATATTTCAATCTTTAAAGACATGTTTGACACTCACGTATACAAGATGATGGAGTTAGAAAAAGACTACGAGAATGAAGATGTACAAAAAGAAATTGCAGCTAGGCGTGATTCATTTTGGTATATGGCTAATTCATATGGAATATGTAGATGTGGTTACGACGGTTCAACCTTCGTTATATGCTATGAAGACGGTAGAATCGAGACTATATAGACTAAGTAACAAGAAGAGCTATTTATAAACAAAGCACCTATGCTTAAATAGGAGAAGGAGATAATATGAATATTACGAAAAGAATTTACAACGAAATTTTTGGTATAGCTTTACCAGCAGAAGATGCACCTATGGCAGAAAAAATTCAGTGGGAAAATGATGCTAGAAATAGCATTGCAAAAGCAGAAGTAGCTAAGTATACTTTTGAAGGTAGTGAAAAGCAAGTAGCTTGGGTAGAAAAAATCGTAAGATTATTCTTCTATAAAGCATTATCTGAAGATTATTTATATATCATAGACTATGTAAAGACTTTAAGAAATGCTTGTGAAAACCATAAAGATGCTCAATATTGGATCTCTCGTAGAGATAAATCCATCTCAGAGCTTTTTCCAGAAGTAGAAAAAGAAATTGATCCTATTGCTGAAAATCTTTCGTATAAAGAAGAATATGATTTCGTACTTAGTAGAATGTAAAGAAAAATGAACAGTTAGAAAGGAGAAAAATTATATGGTTTGTGCAAAATGTAATTCAGTAGTAGGTATAACTGGTACGTTAGTAAGTGAAGATGGCGTTAAGGTTCGTAGATACAAGTGTAAAAATTGTGGTAAAATTTATTATGCTAAAGATAAAGATCAAGTAATCCAAGATGATCCAGAAGCTAAAATGATTTTTAGTAAGACGCTTTACGAAAAAACACACAAATTTACCCAGAGGAGCTGATTGATATGACAAAACAACAGAGGTATTACGAACAGCATAAAGACGAAATAAATGCTAAACGTAAAAATACATCAGTAAGAGATGCTAAGAAACATAAGCTACTCGGTGAGCTAATGGTACTAATGGCATATATAGCTAAGCAAGATGGTGGTAGAATAATTGATGGGAAAATGATACCTGAAACGAAGTGCTACCTAGATGCTGGATGGTCAAATGCTATCATAGTAAATCAAGTAGCACTAGGAAAAGTGTTGCATACTAGTAAGACTACTATAAGTAAATATTTAAAATTAGCTGTAGCTAAAGACTACTTATACTTAGTGGGACGATTTACATTGAATGGCTCTAAATATCCATCAACAGTATATATGGTAAATGTTGATGCTATATATGAATCATATACTGAAGTATGGGATGCTAAGTTTAGAGAGCTTGGAAATGTATTTTACAATAATTTACACATAGATGATGATACTATAAGTAAGAAGCTTGCTCTTAATGCAAAATGTATGAATGAACCTCTATGGCAAGATCTTAAAGCAAAAATCGATATTGAGAATGCTACTATACCTGACAAGTTCAAAATAAAGTTCTTAGACAAAGATGCTAATGGAAACTATATAAACTCACGATATTACTCTATACTATGTGCTAGTATGAATCCTGAGAGGCATCCTAATGAATCGAATCGTATAGAGCTACTACAAGAAAGATTCAACACTAAATGTGACTTTGAAGAAATTGACGTTAATTCTATGATGCTAAGAACTTCATATAATCTACTAAATGATGAATACTTGCCTATAGACGCAGACGTATACTACGAAATTTATAAGTTGATGCGTATAGGTGCTATGCCATATGAGCGCTTTAGAAGAATCGCTAGAGATTGCATTAAGCGTGAGATAATGGCTATATATATGGATCCTCGTAGTGTATACTGCAAAACGAATTGCAAGCTAGATAATTTGAATAAGGTAAGGTATGAAGCTATAGTAAGAGAAGTAGAATATGTATTTGACTTATCATATGAAGAGTTCTTAGTAAGACTGAAATTTGCACTATACAAATTTCTCTCTGTATATGACTTTGACTATGACTATCGAGTATTTTTTGGAGCAATGTACTTTAAGTATGAGGCAATTGTATACTACTATATGAACAAGAAATTCAAGAATCTTGGCATCTATGCTGCAAATGTATATGACGGCTTTTACTTTACTAAAGGTACAATGACTACAGAAAAGTTCTATGCAGTATATCATGAAGCAATCAGTGATGCTAAAGCGCTACTTAATAAGTATGATCATGATTTAGTATCTATATATGGTAGACAGTATAAGGAGAAAATGTATTATGGAAAGAAGAATTGATGACATATTTACAAGAGACGGCATTATATGGCCAGAAGAAATTACAAAAATGGTTAAGACTAGTATAGCAAAAAATGATGCTAATGCCGAAAGGTATTTTAACTTATTCTTTATGTATGAAGGCGTACCAGAAGAATTTATAGACATAGAAAATTATAAACACTTCTGTGAGACTTTTTGTGAGGACTATTTTTCAGCCATGTAAATGCATTATATGATTTGTGCAAAATGTAATTCAACAGTAAGTGTAACCGGAACATTAGTAAGTGATGAGGGAATTAAGGTGCGTAGATACAAGTGTAAGAATTGTGGTAGTATCTATTATGCTAAAGAAAAAGATCAAGTAATCGAGGATGATCCAGAAGCTAAATTTATTTTTAGTAAAACGCTTTACGAAAAAACATTGGCTAATTTAAATAAAGAGTAAAAATATTTAGAAAGGAGCATATAATGATTATGGATGAATATTTCACAACAATTTAGGTACAATTAACAGAGACTTACGAGTACTTTGTATATGATACTATTTTACCTTACTGTGAAGAGGTTAATCAACGTAAGCTCAATAAGGCAGAACTCAAAAGACTTCTTTTACTTGGTATTCAAAAAGATAAAGGACTTAAAGTTTCACAAGGTTTAGCTTATGCAGATCAAGATACAATGATGCCGGCAACCTAGGAGAACAATATGACAATATTTAAAATTTTACTTTATATAGTAGCTAAAATAATAAATACTATAGCAATAATTAATCTAGTAAACAGTTTATATGATTATTTTTTTAAAGGAGGACACAAAAATGAAGATAATAATGTTTGAGGCGAGTAGAGAAGACTTAGCAGCAAATAGACGAGTTGCAGATACTATTGTAGATGCACTTTCTACTTTTGTAGATAGCTTTGCAAGACCAGATGCTTTTAGCAGCATTAATCCAGATGCTTTTAGCAGCCTTAATAGTAATATTAGCAATGGTGAAGATAATGAAGATAATGAGGAGGATTAAGGAGGTAGATGCGACCTAAAAGATGCACCAGGCAGCCCCAATTATGCTTTTTTACTACTGAAAATTGAGATTGGCGCGAAGTAAAAATTTAGGTGTTAATGGAGTACAAAAAGTAAACTTTTTGTATATATTTAGCACACAAATAGTAAACGTTTTTTGGTAGGAGGTAATGACATGAAGATAATTTATAAGCAAAATAATCATTTATATACGCTTAATGGTGTAGTAGAGTATACGTATATAGCTAGACTGAAAATCTTGTGCGTATCTTTTAGAGAGGTAGAAGTAACCATTCGGAATGTGGAATCATTTGAGAGGGTATAGGTATAGGTATGAATGAAGATTATGGTAGAGAGAAGATTACTCAAAAGTACTTATTTATGGCGCTAGAGGAATTGTCTAAACGCAAAGGTAGCATTAAGAGAGGTAGAGCTTTAGAACATGCCTGGCAAAAAGAGATACTAGCTTATGAAGATAATAAACCTAAGGTAAAATTGAACATTCACAGAAAATAGGAGGTAGATTATTATGATGCATTGCATTATTGGAGCAAATGTCATGGATAGAATTGTTAAATGTCCTGGTAGTGTAAAACCTGGAAATGGAAGTTTAGCGCAGCATGACTATTTGAATAAGGGGTATACACAAAATCGGATTGAGTGCAATAAAGCTGTGGTTAGAGGATTAGCGATAGACGAACTAGCAAAAAACATAATCCGAGTTAAATCAGGCATGAGTGAAAAATCACAGCATTTTTGTACACCTGAAAATGAGGTAGATCCAACATATTATAAACCAGCAAATTTATATGCTAGTCATATGGTTAAAGTAGCGAATAAAGTTGGTAAATCATTTATTGATCCTATGTATGATTGCAGTAGATATGTCAAAAATTTAGAAAATTGTGAATTTAGAGTGAGGTTCAATCCAGATTTTGTCGCAATGCCTTATACAGAAAAAGGTACAGCATTTATTTCAGAGTTAAATACTGCTAGTAATGATG